AAGCATCCCAAGGTTGGATCACTGGGCTAGACGGTAGGAGGCTATGGATACGGTCAGAACATGCAGCCTTGAACACACTGCTACAAAGCGCAGGCGCACTAGTTATGAAAAAGGGGTTGATTATCTTGGACGAGTATGCTAAACTATGGGGGCTGGACTACAAAATTGTAGGTAACATCCATGACGAGATTCAGTCAGAGGTCAGAGAATCTCAGGCTGAGAAGTTCGGGAGGCTAGCGGTCTCATGCCTAGAGGCAGCGGGAATACATTTTAACTTGAACTGCAAACTCGCAGGGGAGTATCAAATTGGCACAAGCTGGGCAGAAACGCACTAAGTCTGTGATGACAGTAGTGGATGACATCTACGAACTTATGACAACCAAAACCACCGATGAGTCAGTGGACATTGAGGCTGAGATTGATAAGTTCGGAGAGTCAGTGAAAAGTCTCATGCGTAATGAGTTCTCTCCTGAGACACCAAGAGATAATCGAAAGCTACGTCTATCCAACATAGGTAGGGACGATAGATTCCTGTGGCATCACTACAATGACACAAGCTCTGAAGAAGAGATCCAAGGTCATACGTATGTGAAGTTCATGTATGGGCACCTGATTGAAGAAATGCTGCTGTTCCTGTGTCGAATGGCAGGCCACACGATTACCGACGAGCAGAAGGTGTGTGAAGTAGAAGGCATTACTGGGCATATGGATTGCAAGATTGATGGCGTAGTGACTGACATAAAGTCTGCTAGTCCATACGGTTTCAAGAAGTTCAAGAATGCTACGTTGGCTTATGATGATCCATTTGGTTATGTCGATCAGATTAAAGCATACGCGCATTCAGAAGGCGAGACCAAGTTTGGCTGGCTGGCTATGGATAAGTCCAACGGTCATCTAACGTACCTACAGTATGATCTAGAGGACACAGAGGCACCAGTACACAAGGCTATTAGTGGAGACATAGCACAGAGGATACGTCACGTAAAAAAGCTCGTAACGGCAGAGGAACTACCGCCAGCATGCGCGGAGCCACAGGCAGATGGCAAAAGTGGAAATATGCGATTGCCCGTAAACTGTTCCTACTGTCGTTTCAAGCACTCATGCTATCCCGATCTGCGTACTTTTTTATACTCGACAGGGCCGAGGTTTCTAACGGAGGTAGTAAATGAGCCTAAAGTCCAAGAGATCACGTAACGGTAAACTCTACCGTTCTGGCCTGGAGCGTAAGTTTGCAGAGCTAGCGCCCAGACGCAGGTATCTGTACGAGCCATACGATGTGCCATACGTGATGCACAGGAAATACAAACCTGACTTTGTAGATAAAAAGACAGGTGACTACATAGAAACTAAAGGGTTCTTTAGAACAGGAGACACACAGAAGTACACTTCGATACGGGACAGCATAAAGCCGATCAAGTTAATCTTCGTCCTGTCAGATCCCGATAAAAAGTTACGTAAGGGAGCTAAGATGACGATGGGACAGTGGTGTGACAAAGAAGGGTTTGAGTTTTACACAGTGGATGAGTACATGAGTCATGTCATTAACAATGGATGAGATCAAGGAGAGAATACTGGTTCGGTATGATGCCGACGATCTAATAGAAGCTCTGGACATATCTGCGGAAGAATTACTCGACAGGTTTGAAGATAAGTTTATAAATAGACTACACAAGTTTGAAGAGGACGTAGAGAATGAGTATTGATGACGCTACACCCCAGGAGTGGAACAAGGTAAACAGAAAAAAAGACTGGGCTTGGATGGATGAGATACCTGACGATAGTGCGGTAGACAGTCCACCCCATTACAAGCAGGGCAATATGGAGTGCATCGACGCTATCCGAGGTATGCTTGATCACGACGAGTATATAGGCTATCTCAGAGGCAACGCGCTCAAGTATAACTGGAGGTTTCGCCACAAGGGCAAGCCCATAGAAGACCTGCGTAAAGCTCGTTGGTATGAAGAGCGACTAATACGATACTTGTTGGAGCACCCAGGTGACAAATAAAACAGGCACACAAGACTATTTAGGAATCAAGATTGATTATGACAGAGAAAATAATCTCAGCGTATTCTCTCTTGAGACCCTGAAAGATAGATACTTATGGGAGGACGAAACCCATGCTCAAGAGGCTTTTGCTCGTGCTTCAGTCTTTAGCGCAACTTATCAGGGCACTGCTGACTACGATCTTGCACAGCGACTTTATAACTACGCAAGTCAGAGCTGGTTCGGCTATAGCACTCCTATCCTTAGTAATGGGGGAACCACTCGTGGTCTACCTATTAGCTGCTTTCTCAACTATGTTCCTGATTCAAGGCGCGGTCTATCTGATCATTATGATGAAAACATATGGTTGGCAAGTGGAGGTGGAGGCCTGGGTGGATATTGGGGTTCTGTTAGAAGCAACGGCGTTTCTACTTCTAACGGTAGTCAGTCTACTGGCAGCATACCATTCATGCACGTTGTCGATAGCCAGATGCTAGCGTTCAACCAGGGGGTAACTAGGAGAGGATCTTATGCAGCGTATATGGACATCAGCCACCCAGAGATTGAAGAGTTTATTGCCATGCGGAAAACTACTGGCGGTGATCTTAACCGTAAGTGCCTTAATCTTCACAATGGCGTTACCATTTCTGACGAATTCTTGCACTGTGTCCGTGATGATGGCGACTGGAGGCTCATCGATCCCAAGTCTCTACTGGCAACCAAAACTATCCCCGCACGAGATTTGTGGTGGCAGTTAATACACACTAGAGCAGAAACAGGGGAGCCATACATTGTTAACTTAGACCGATGTAATGAGGCTCTGCCAGAAGAACAAAAGAAACTAGGGCTACAGGTGCGTCAGAGTAACCTGTGCTCTGAGATCACGCTACCGACTAGTGAGGAGCGCACAGCAGTCTGCTGCTTGTCCAGTGTCAATCTAGAGCACTTTGATGCCTGGAAGGACGATGATATGTTCATCAGTGATCTGATCACAATGCTAGATAATGTGCTAGAGCATTTCATTGACAACGCTACAAGGGGATATTGTTTCCCCGACATGGAAATGAAGGAATTTAGAAATTATGTTGAACCAGATAAAAAAGGCTTTTCAAAAGCCGCTTATAGTGCATATAGAGAACGCGCAATTGGCCTTGGAGCGATGGGGTTTCATAGTTATCTACAACGCAATAGCATACCTTTCTCTGGTGTATTCGCCGCCAGTTTCAATAACAGAGCGTTTAAGCACATCAAAGAAAGAGCTATTGCCGCTTCTGTCAGCCTTGCAAAGCAACGTGGTGAAGCACCTGATATGGTTGGCAGTAACCGTCGTAACTCTCACCTTCTTGCTATTGCTCCTAATGCCTCTAGTAGCATTATATGCGGTGGAACGTCTCCTTCTATTGAGCCAACGAGGGCTAACGTATTTACGCACAAGACGCTCACAGGCTCGTACAAAGTAAAAAATAAATATTTGGAGGAATTGCTTGAGAAGAAAGGCATTAACAACGAACAAACGTGGAAAAATATTTCTGCTGCTGAAGGTTCTGTTAAAGAACTGGAGGAACTCACGGAAGAAGAAAAGGAGGTATTTAAGACAGCACCCGAGCTTGACCAGCGATGGGTTATAGAACACGCCTATCAAAGACAGAAGCACATCTGCCAATCGCAGTCTGTAAATCTGTTCTTTGAGCCGCCACCAGCTACTGCACCACAGGAGGTACATGATGAGTATTTGGAATATGTTAATCATGTTCATTGGACAGGAGCTAACAAACTCAAATCTATGTATTACCTGCGAACTACAGCGGCTAGAAATACAGAGAATGTTAACATTAAAATCCCAAGGATCAACCTTGAAGAACAGGAGTGCCTAAGTTGTGAAGGTTAAAGTTATATTAGCAGTTGCGTTGTTACTCATGTCTGCCTGTAGTACGACAGGAGATGGTAGCAAATGGAGAAACATGGGTCCAGAGCAAGTCAAGTGCCCACACAATGTTCTTAAAGTATGTGAGCGTATTGGCTCACTGCACATTTGTGAATGCAGACTGGCATGACAGAAGAACACCCCGTCTATAGGGCTAAATTCTATATACAGGAGCTAGGGGAGTATGTGACTTGGCCTGAGTATCTAAAGTATTACAAAAATCAAGACGATAATATAATGCAGTTTAATAATTTTTGTTTACAAATGTGGGCTAGTTATATGAGCGACAAGTATAAAAATAAAGAAGCTCCCCTTAGCTACAAAGAATATTTGAACCAGTACAAAAATTTACTAGAGGAAGGATACAATGTTAGACCCGAAAGTTAAAGCTCTGCGACAACACTACCAGTCAATAATAGAAATGCGGAAGGCAGAGTTTCAAGTGTATTTAGACAGTCCTGTGGCTGTGGGGGAGCACAGTAATCTCATAGACACGATGGATGATCTGCTGGGTAAGATAGCGGAGGCCGA